AAAAAAAAAAAAAAAAATTTATGAATGCTGCTTATAAGCATCTTAAAAATACTATCAAATTAAAAGATGGTCAAAAAGTTCCTGACGTTTATGGTAAGATTAATATGGCTGACAAGAAAAAAATTGTTGTAGGCAATATAGCAATGGGAGGCCCAATCGACTATATGTATGTTGGTAAAATGGATGTTGGTCAAAATTACGATGATAAAACAGCAACTCTTACTATTACAAATGCCAAGCTTATAGAAGCCACAACATATGCCGACGATCATGAACTGTATTTTAGGTTGAGAGCAAGAAGAGAAGATCAACGTTTTGATTTAACGGCTAAAGACTCTTATGGTACTCCTAAAATTTATGGAAAGTCTCCATCGAAAGGCGATAGCGCAGGACGTATAGTTGTTACTGATAAAGTTCCATCACAAGCAGTTATAGTAAAATTATAAAAATAAGCATGTACATTTTATCAAAACTATGGTAGAGTAAACTATGATAAAGAAACGATTTCGAGAGTTTGTTGGTTCAGGTACGCTTACGATATTCGATATTGATGAGACGCTCTTCCATACGTATGCTAAAGTTGCTGTTGTGAAAGATGGAAAGACAGTTCGTACGTTAGATAACCAAGAGTTCAACACCTACAAGCGTAAGGATGGTGAAACCTACGACTTCGGAGAGTTTGCAAATGCTGAGGTGTTTCGCAAGTCATCGAAGCCAATCACTCGAATGATTGCTAAAACGAAGGCGATCTTTGCCAACTCTCTGAAGAATCCTCACAGTCGAGTGATTATCTGTACTGCGCGAGCTGACTTCGATAACAAGGATATCTTCCTTCAGACATTTCGCGATCATGGTCTACCTATCGATAATATCCACGTCGAGCGTGCTGGTAACCTGAAGATCGACTCTTCGGCAGAAGCCAAGAAGATCATCTTTCGAAAGTATATAAATACTAAGAACTACGTAAAGCTTCGCTTGTTTGATGATGCTCCTAGCAATCTTCAGGCATTTCTTTCGTTGAAGAAAGAATTTCCGAACATTACGTTCGAAGCTTTCTTTGTAAACCCTAATGGATCGGTAAAGACAGTAAGATGAAATCTTTTAAGAATTACATTGCTGAAGCAACAGATGATAATCGCAAGATTGTTGATAAGCTCGAGAAGACTCGTACTTCTATGCATAGTCATTGGAAGCGTGGAGGTGAATCATATCACAAACATGCTCTTGGGTTAATATATCGCTATAATGATCTAAAAAATAAGTTGCGCGACACACCAGAAGGCAATCAGCACTGGAAAGAATATTGCGCTAGGCATAAATTTGATACATCCCATGAGGGTCATGATCACTATGCATAAGAGGATTAAATGACCACATTCAAAGCTTTCCTCGCAGAAGAGTTGGACGAAAGCAAACTCAAACATCTTGAGCATGCTGAAGATCACGTAATCAATGCTGGTCATGAAGGCTTTTCGCATGCCTATCACAATCTGAAAGATGTGCATGATAAGTTGACTGGTAAGAAGAACGATACCAAAGTTACCATGAAGTATGACGGTTCTCCTTCTGTGGTGTTCGGGCGGCATCCTCAAACTGGTCGATTCTTTGTCGCATCAAAGTCAGCCTTTAATAAGAATCCAAAGATCAATTATACAGAAGACGATATTCAGAAGAATCATGGTCATGCTCCGGGTTTGGTGTCAAAACTGAAAGCCGCTTTACAGCACCTTCCGAAGGTCACACCGAAGAAAGGTGTTTTCCAAGGCGATATTATGCATACGCCTGACGACGTTCATGACAATGATGGTCGAGTGCACTTTACTCCCAACACCATTACGTATTCTGCTGCGAAGGCATCGGCACAAGGAAAGGCTGCATTGAACTCGAAGGTTGGTGTTGCTGTTCATACCAAATATAATGGCAACAATCTCGAAGATATGCAAGCCGAACACGGCGCTGAACTCAACGATTTTGGAATGCATAAAGATGTACATTTGATTTCTACTGCACATCGCCTCGATAATATCAAGTACACACCGGCACATCGAGAGAAGTTTGCAAAGGCGATGGCTGCGGCTGCTGCTGCAAATAAGAAAGCAAAGCCTGAAACATATGAAGCGATTAAAGGCCATGAGATTCCTCTGAAGACTTACATCAATCATACCGTTCGTACTGGCACGAAACCGAGCGTAGAAGGTTTTATGAATCACTATATGAAGTCGCATCAGAAGAAGGTTGAAGGTGTGAAGACAGCAGCATCGAAAGCAGCTAAGACTTCTGCGATGGAATCAGATATTGGCCACGTTCAACGTAATCGTGCACACTTTCAAAACGTGTTAAATCAACATAAGGCCTTGCAAAAAGCTAAGAGTGTATTAACGAATGCCCTTTCGAGCAATTCAGAATTTGATCATAGCATTAATGGAAAGAAAGCAAAGCCTGAAGGTTTTGTAGTAGTCAGACATAATCGTCCTACTAAGTTTGTTGATCGTGCTGAGTTCTCGGCAGCCAATTTTAATAGGAATAAAGCAGTATGAAATCCATTCATATTACACAAGGAAGATTTAATCCTGTCCATGCTGGACATGCGATGGTTGTGAAACATGTGATGGATTCTGCTAAAGCAGAAGGTGCTGATCATAAGATCTTGACGACTGGATCTCATGATGCCAAGAAGAATCCTTTGACACCTGAGCAGAAGGTGAAGCATCTTTCTCGTGCTGTCAAAGGCGCGAAGGTTGAAGCGATGGGTAAGGATCATCCTACTCTTTTGCATCAAATGACAAAGCTACATAAAGCTGGTTACACACATGTCACAATGCATGTCGGTTCTGATCGCGTCAACGAATTCCACAAGCTTTTGCATCAGTACAATGGTAAAGATCTGAAGCACGGACACTACAACTTTAAAAGTATCAAAGTCAAATCTGTGGGTGGTGAACGTAAGGAAGGCGGAGACGGAATCGAATCTGCTTCTGGCACAGCTATGCGTAAGCATGCTGCAGCAGGTGACAAAGAATCATTCCATAAGATGTCGCCATCTGGAATGAGTAAAGCGCATAAAGATGAATTGTATCATGATGTTCGTAAAGGCATGGGCACAAACGAATCATTTATTATGAGATTTAAAAACTGGATTGGTTGACCTGTTAAAGTTTCCTTGTTATAAATAGGTTTGCGGTTAGGCTACGGCAATCCCGTTTGTGTAACAGATAAGCCCAAGGGAAACTCTGATGGAAGATAAGAAAAATAAACCGGTCGATAAACAACAATTAAAAAGCCCAACCGGTAAGTCTGTAACTGGCAAGCCACTTGATGGTATCGAGATCCGTCCTCAGCTCAAGGGTCTCGGCAATCGCCAACACAACGAGAATGCTGTAGTCCTAACTGACACCTTAGCTGAGAAGAAAGCTCTGACACTCGTTCAGCGCCAACGCAGAGCTCGCATCTTAAGAGCCAAAGAACCAAAGATGCAGAGAGCGAAAGAAGTTGCACAACATAGACTCGCCTCAGATGAAAAACTGAAGGCTCGAGCAATCAATAAAGCAAGAAATATCGTCAAGATGCGATTTTCAGCTCGTCGAGGTACACCTTACACCGAGCTCACCACATCTGAAAAGATTCAAGTCGATAAAGTAGTCGATAAAAAAGTCGCACTGATTCGAAAATTAGCTGCACGACTTTTGCCTTCGCTTCGGAAAGCAGAAGTCAATCGTTTGGCTTCATTCCAATCTGGAGCAAAGCTGCAGCATGCGACTGCTGGTCCAGTCAACGAAGAATTCAATAATATCGTCGAAAGCCTTGATAGTAAGACTTCGATGCAACTTGTCGACATCATCAATGATTCGATCGATGCTTTGAACGAGAACGATAACTCGCTGGGCATCACGCTGAAGAGACTGCTGAATGCAGTTCTTCCAGAAGATGCCGCAACCGCTACTCTTATTCAAAAAGCCGAAAGAACCGGTATACCGTTCTCGACCCTCAGAGAGGTGTTCGAGCGCGGTTCTTTTGCGTGGGAAA